CTGCACGTACTGCGGAAGTGACAAGAGAATCCAATTCTTTCGTATTTTTAGCAAGTTGAACTTCCATTGCCCGGAAAGTAGCCGGAGAAGTATTACTATCCATCCCGGCAATAGTAGATTTTAACTTATCTATCTCTTCCCGTAACTTAATGACTTTTTGATAGTCAGCTTCTATGTGAAACGCTAATTTAGGCATACATCAATGTTTTGGATAAAAGTACATCAGACCAATAAAGTAGTAGAATTTTATGGGAATAGATACATGACAATGAAAAGATTGTCGTGAATATAGAATCATGCTCCTCTTTTTTGTCTCATAAGATCCTTTCCCGACATCTTTTTTACTTCAGTTTTCTCTTTGTCCTCATAGACAGCCCTCGGTTTATCAGCACTCATCAAGAGCAAAAGAAGATAAGGAAGATCCTCATACACCTCCCTGTAAGAAAGGTTCAAATTTTCCATGAATAAGGTAATACTTCCTACGATGGTATTGCCTCCTACTAGTTGGGTTTTACTATCAGATTTGCCAGCTCCATCGCTAACTGGCAGACTACGAAAAAATCACGTCCGGTTATTAACTCAAAAGCGACAAAATACGCTTGCAATAATTCTTCTTTAGAACCTGAAAGCATCTGCCGTTCGAGGCTTTCAGCTCTTTTTTGATAATTCGGGACATCACCAACCACCAAGAATGAAAGTCCCTTGACGATATTCTCCAAATTGACAGGAGCAACCTTCATTAATTCCCGCACAGTGCCATTTTCCGGTAAATCGACCTTACTTAAATATTGGGTAGCCCTCATTATCACTTTGATAGAAGGAGCTTTGATTACATATACTGTTCCCCCTACAACAATAGCTTTTCCATAAGTACCGGAAAGTAACTCTGATATGTTTTTTGAAACCTCACTCATAGTTTAAATATTAGAGGGTGATTGCTCACCCTCGTCATTAACTTATCCACCCAAAGTTGTAT